TAAGGATAGCGAGGTTGTATTTACTCCTGACAAGAGCGGCAGGTTCAATGTGAGCTGGACTCCTAATAAAAACTTACAGAACAGGACCATCACACGTAATAATGTCAAGTATCCTGGCAATGACCATATAGGTGCATTCGGATGTGACTCTTATGACATATCTGGAGTTGTTGGGGGGAGTGGTTCTAATGGTGCACTCCATGGCGTGACTATGTTCAATATGGATGAAGCACCTAGCAATGAGTTCTTCTTGGAGTATGTGGCTAGACCTCAGACAGCAGAGATATTTTTTGAGGAGGTTCTGATGGCGTGTGTGTTCTATAGTATGCCAATCCTTATAGAGAACAATAAGCCAAGACTATTGTACCACTTTAAGAATAGAGGGTACAGAGGGTTCTGTATGAACAGACCAGATAAATCATTCAATAAGCTATCTACTACAGAAAGAGAGTTAGGAGGTATACCAAATAGTAGTGAAGATGTTAAGCAGGCTCACGCAGCAGCTATAGAGTCTTACATTGAGAAGCACATAGGCTTTGATACTGAGGCAACGTATAGAGATTCTGATGAGATAGGTAGTATGCCATTTAATAGAACGCTAGAAGATTGGTCAAAGTTTGACATATCCAATAGAACTAAGTTTGATGCTACAATAAGTTCAGGCTTGGCATTAATGGCTGTTAACAAGCATCTATATAAGTCTGAGAAAAAACAATCAAAAATAAACATTAACTTTGCAAGATACAGCAATAAAGGAAATATTAGCGAAATTATTAGATGAAAGATGTTAACGTAAACATATCATCTGCAGGTTTCCCAAGCCAATTTGTATCAGACTCTGAGAAGAAATCTCCTGAGTTTGGATTACAAATAGGTCAAGCCATACAGTACGAATGGTTCAAAAAGGATGGTGCAGGATGCAGATTTTATAACCAATGGGGGGACTTCCATAGGTTAAGATTATATGCTCGTGGAGAGCAATCTGTTGGCAAATATAAAGATGAGCTTGCTGTTGATGGTGATTTATCGTATCTGAATTTAGATTGGACACCTGTCCCTATAATTCCTAAGTTTGTTGATATTGTTGTCAATGGTATGTCTGACCGACAGTTTAAGGTTAAGGCATATTCTCAAGATGCTATGTCTCAGTCTAAGAGAAGTAAGTATCAAGAGATGATTGAAGGGCAGATGCTCAACAAGCCATTGCTTGAGAAGATAGAGCAAAACACAGGCATAAATGCGTTTACCGTAGACCCTGATACTTTACCTCAGACAGATGAGGAGTTAGCACTATATATGCAGCTTAATTTTAAGCCTGCCATTGAGATAGCTGAAGAGACTGCTGTTAATACAATGTTCGATGAGAATCATTACGATGATATCAGAAAACGATTGGATTATGACTTAACTGTTCTTGGGATAGCAATAGCTAAACACGAGTTCCTTCCGGGAGCTGGAATCAAAATTGACTATGTAGACCCTGCTAATGTGGTATATAGTTACACAGAAGACCCTAACTTTAAGGATTGTTTTTATTGGGGAGAGATTAAGACTGTTCCAATTATAGAGCTAAAGAAAATAGACCCAACATTAACTAATGTTGATTTAGAAGAGATATCTAAGTATGGTGGGGCTTGGTACGATTACTACAACGTAGCTCAGTACTATGACAATGACATATTCTATAGAGACACTACTACTCTTATGTACTTCAACTACAAGACGACCAAAGAGGTTGTATATAAGAAGAAGATTAAAGAGAATGGTAACATCTCTATGGTAGAGAAAGATGACCAATTTAACCCACCTGAAGAAATGATGGAGGAAGGGTCGTTTGAGAAAGTATCTAAGACTATTGATGTGTGGTATAGTGGCGTTATGGTTATGGGCACTAACATTATACTTAAATGGGAGATGTCTGAGAATATGGTTAGACCTAAGTCTGCATCTCAACACGCTATGCCTAATTATGTAGCAGTAGCTCCAAGAATGTATAAAGGTGTGATTGAGTCTTTAGTTAGAAGAATGATACCATTCACTGACTTGATTCAGATTACTCACCTAAAGCTACAACAAGTAATATCTAGGGTAGTACCTGACGGTGTGTTCATTGATGCTGACGGTCTTAATGAGGTTGACCTTGGTACAGGAGCAGCATACAATCCAGAGGATGCTTTGAGACTATACTTCCAAACAGGTAGTGTAATTGGTAGAAGCTACACAGGAGATGGCGAGTTTAATAACGCAAGAGTTCCAATACAGCAGCTAACAGCTAACTCAGGAGCATCTAAATCTCAAATGCTTATAGGGAACTACAATCATTACTTAAATGAGATACGTAACGTAACAGGATTAAACGAAGCTAGAGATGGCAGCAGTCCTGACCATAACTCATTAGTTGGTCTACAAAAACTTGCAGCAGCCAACTCGAATACAGCGACTAGACATATATTAGATGGAAGTCTTTATATGTACAGAACATTAGCTGAAGGGTTGTCCTATCGGGTAGCTGATATTTTAGAGTATGCCGATTTTAAAGAAGAGTTTATTAATAAGATAGGTAAGTACAACGTATCTATACTTAACGACATAAACGAGTTGTATATGTATGACTTTGGTATATTTATTGAGATATCTCCAGACGAAGAACAAAAAGCACAGTTGGAGCAGAATATACAGATGGCTTTATCTAAGGGTGATATAAATCTTGAGGATGCTATTGATATACGTGAGATTAGAAATCTTAAGCTTGCAAACCAATTGCTAAAAGTTAAGCGTAAAGCTAAACAAGAACGCGAGGAGAAGATGATGGCAACGCAACAAGCGATGCAAGCACAGATTCAACAACAGTCTCAGCAACTTGCTGCACAAACTGCCGCACAGAATATACAGCTAGAAACTCAAGCTAAGATGCAGTTAAAGCAAGCTGAGGTTGCATTTGATATTGAGAAGCTTAAGAATGAAGCTCAGTTGAAGATGATGCTTATGGATAAAGAGTTCCAAATGAATATGCAGCTTAGAAGCATGGAGGTTGATTCTTTATCTAAAAGAGAGCAAGATAAGGAGGACGCTAAAGCTAAGAGAATAAGCCAACAAAATACAGAGCAGTCTAAGTTAATAAACCAAAGAAAGAATAACTTACCTCCAATGAGTTTTGAATCAAATGAGGATAGCTTAGATGGTTTTGACTTAGCAGAATTTGAGCCAAGATAGGTGTTCAAAATATATGTTAATTTTGCAAAAATAAAATCTAATGGAATTAAAAGTAAGAGCCGTTGAGGCAGTAGAAGAAAAGTCTATTCAGGAAGTTGAAGAACAACTGCTTGAACAGCACGAACAAAAGTTTAGTGATGATGTCGTAGATGAGGTTGAAGAATTAGAGCAACCTGAATACATAGCTCCGGAACTAAGCGAAGATGACGTTCTTTCATTTATTAAAAATAAGTACGGAAAAGACATTAACTCGCTTGATGAGTTAACTGCAGCTAGAGAGTCTGAAGAATTACCTGAAGACGTATCTGCATACTTTAAGTACAAAAAAGAAACAGGTAGAGGCATTGAAGACTTTGTTAAGCTTAACAGAGACATAGATGAATCAGACCCTGATACATTGCTAAAGGAATATTTCTTTGCTACTGAGGATGGATTAGATGCAGAAGACATCGAATCTATGATGGAAGACTACATCATTGATGAAGACTTTGATGAAGAATCAGATGTAAAGAAAAAGAAAATAGCACGTAAAAAAATTATTGCTAAAGCTAAAAAGTATTTTGAAGAGCAAAAGGAAAAATACAGAGTTCCCCTTGAGTCAAGAGGGAGTTCTATTTCTGAAGGCGAGGCAGAAGAGATGGCAGCTTACAAACAATACATAGAGTCCGCAAAGACCTACGAGGAAGAGGCAAGCAGAAAGCGTGATTGGTTTCATAAGAAAACTGAAGACGTATTCGGAAGTGAGTTCAAAGGTTTTGAGTTCACGCTTGACGATAAAAAAATTGTCTTCTCCCCTGGCGATGCAACAGAGTTAAAGAAAATACAATCAAATCCACAGTCCTTTATATCAAAGTACTTGGATGAGAATGGTATGATTTCGGATGCTGTTGGATACCACAGGTCATTGTCTCTCGCAATGAATCCCGACAAGTTTGCTAAGTTCTTTTATGAACAAGGCAAAGC